AATAGATGAGAAAGTAGGAAGTGAATTAGTAGCTAACGGAGAAATAACAACAGATATAACTGGATGGTCTGATAATGCTTATATTACTCCTGTCGTTAGAACTGACTCTGAAATTGACCCTGGAACTTCAAGTGTAACTGTGGGGGCTTCAGACAAATGGGTTATTAAAGCGATAGCAGATGCGGCGAGTAGTCGTAGTTTACGAATAAGTGCAACTGCCGCTGTAGGAAAAACATATAGACTTAAAGTATTATTTTATATCCCTACTGGTGACCCTGACCTATATATTACTTATGGTTCGCAAAATAACCTACAAACTTCTGATTTAGTGTCTGGTGATGTATCAACAAAAGATGCTTGGACAGAAGTTATTGTTGAATTTGTTTCTACACAAAGTGGTGCAAATATTATTTATTTTGGTAATTTATCTAGTGGAGGAGCATCTGGTGATATTTTGTATATAGATGGCGTAAGCCTTAGAGAATTACAGACAGCAGACCTCACACCAAACAGTAATCATGGAACAGTATATGGAGCAACTCAAGAAACTAATTATATTAGTTTTCCAGATGCTGGAGAATTACAAAATATTAATTTAGGAACACAAGTACAAATAGGAACAGGTGACATGACTCTTTGTGTTGATACTTACTGGAATGGTGGAGGAGATTATAATACTATTTTAGATACAGCAGATAGTATTGGTAACGATTTATGGTTTTTTATACATAACGATGACAGTTATGATTGTAGAATTAATGGTACAACATTGGCATTTAGTGCTCCAGATGCACCAGTTGATGAATGGAGTCATTTAACACTTAAAAGAGTTGATGGTAAATGGAGTTTATACATTGAAGGAGTTTACATAAACGGAAACAAATCAGGAGCAGCAGACATTAATGCTGAAGGTGAAGATTGGCTTATAGGAACAAATCAAGGAAACTACGAATTTAATGGTAATATGAAAAACTTTAAAATATATAACAGAGGATTAACAGATGCAGAAATAGAAAGATTATACAAGGAGAGTTTAGCATGAGACCAACAGAAGCAATAATGGCAGTAGAAGGAAACAAAAAGTGTTTAAGATTATTTGATTGTAGATTCATTGATAAAAAGTGGGACACAGATAAAGAAAAGTCTGGATATTTATTAGTATTAACAACAGAAAAAGAAGAAAAAGATTTACCAGAATATAAAGACAAACATAATAAAAAGAAATTAAAAGAAAAAAGAGATAAATTTAAAATAGATAAAAAAGTTAAATTCTGGTTCAAAACATTCTTAGAAGCTGAAGACAAATATATTAAAATTGCTTTAAAAGTTTGTGGTGTAAAAGTAAATAAATGGGTAGCAGGAAAATGAAATTACAAACAAAACCAATATGTCAAACAGAAGGATGTAAGAACGAAGCAATAGGAGTTCTAAATGCTAAATGGAGATGTGGTAAATGTATTATTGCTTTCGAAAATAAAATGAGGGAACTTAAAGAAAAATTCTTTATTGCAGAAAAATGAAAATAGAACCTAGAACACAACAAAGATACACAACAGCAAAACACACAGGAGACATAGTCTTAGACGCACAAGGAGCAGACCCAATTAGTCAAGAAGTAGTACCAGTTATTGGAGGATGGATAGATTATACAGGAAGTGGCGGAGTACCAACAGGACAACTAATGTATGCTGGTGGACACGCAGATAATTTATTTGGAACCAATGCATATGCAAAAGGAGCCAGAGAAAAAGACATGTTTAACACTGGACAAATAAAACAACTTAACAGAAAGAGACGTATTAAGTTATATGTCAAATTAGATTAAGTATATAATAGCAATCTTAATGTATATAAATAGTACATAAGTTATTTAAACATAAAATGAAAAAAATAGAACTAAATTATTCAGTACCAATTAAAATAAACGAATCTTTAGAAGATGGTAAAGATATATTTTCAATTGAAGGTGTTGCAATAACAGCAAGTATCACAGACAATGGACATAAATTTCTAGCAGAAGAATTAGAAACTGCAGCAGGAAGTCTTAACGGAGTTCCTTTATTAAAAGACCATAATAATTCAGTAGATAGTATTATGGGAAGAGTTATAAGTGCAGAGTTTTCAGAAATAGACCAAGCAATTAGATTCAAAGCAAATATTCAAGATAAACAAATGCGAGAAATGATTAAGGACGGAAGACTTAATACTGTTTCTATTGGAGCAAATGTTAGTGAGATAGTAGAAGAAGATGGTGTCTTAACACCTCGAGGAATTACATTTAAAGAATTAAGTTTAGTAGCAGTACCAGCAGATTCAGACGCAATCTTTACAGCTCAAAACTTTTCAATGTGCTTAACAGAAGCATACAATACTCAATCTGAAATTTCAGAAAAACCCGACATCGTTGGGGAGACAGAATTAAATAACAAACAAAAAGAAATGACAAAAATAAAAGAAACTGAGAAAATCGAAGTGGAAGAAGTTGAAGAAGTCGCAGTGACTGAAACACCTGAAGAAACTTTTGATTTAGAAAAAGCTTTTAACGAATTTTCCGAAAATTTCAAAGCAAAACAAGATGCTCAAGCTGCACTTTTAAGTGAAGTATTAGCTAAACTTGAAGAAGCAGATGCAGACGAAGAACCAGAAGTTGAAAAAGCAGAACCTGTAGTTGAACCTGAAAAGGAAGAAGCTAAAGAAGAAGCAGAAGAACCAAAGGTAGAAAAAGAAGCAGAAGCAGAACCTGAAAAGGAAGCTGAAGAAGAGGAAGAAGAAGAAGAAGACTCAGTGGATGAAAGAGATTATAGTATAAAACAGGATTACAATTCATTTACAATGGTTCAGGAGAAATATTAACATGGCATTCGACCAATCACTTGGTGGTGCAGCTGATATTCTTTGGGACGGGGAAAATCCAAGAAGTTTTACAGGACGGGCTAGAACCGTTATCTCTGGAGGACAATTTGTTGTAGTAAGTGGCGCAGATTCCGCAGTTGGCTCAAATGCAGCTGGATTTAATCCAGGTTCAATTGTAGTAAACTTAATAGCAGATTCAGACCATGTAAATGGTATCGCATTAGGAAACGCAGGTTCAAACGAACTAGTTACAGTAGCAACACGAGGAGCATATATTGTTAAATCAGCAGATTCAATCTCTGGTGGTATAGGAGTTTATGCAATTAGTGGAGTAGCAGCAGGCCAACAAGCCGTGTGTGCAATGCCTGTAGATATTAGTTATTCCGGTGCACAAATCGGAAGAGCAATAACAGCTGGTGGAAGCGAGCATTTCTTAATTGTAGATTTCAATTTTTAAAATGGCATTTACAAAAATACAAGAATATATTAGCACAGATGCAGGTTCAGCAGGAACATTATTAATTCCAAAATTAATTTTACCTACTATGATTGCAGAAGCTAAGAAAAATCTCTTAGACAGAAGTCTAGCAGCTAAAGTATTAGGACCTAGTAATATACCAGGTTCAAGTGTATCTATTAATTTAGAATCACCAAACACTTTAGATATTAGAGAAGTCGGAGAAGGTTCAGAAATTGCATTAGACAATCTTGATTATGAAGCAATTACCTTAACACCAAAGAAATACGGTGTGGCAATTAGAATAACAAGAGAAATGATGGAAGACTCACAGTTCGACTTAATGACTGGACAAATTGCAGCTACTGGTAGAAGATTTGCAGAAAACGAAACCAAACTTATTATTGAAGCACTTGATGGAGCAAATGCAACCACAGCAGGTGGAGCATCCATAACAATCGCTAATGTGGCAGAATCTATGTTTGATGTTGAAGACAATGATTATATCCCAACAGATATGATAGTAGGAAACGAAGTTGTACAAGACTTAAGACAAATAGATACTTTTGCAGAAGCAGACAAGTGGGGCGACAAAAGCTCATATAATAGAACTGGTTGGATTGGAAAATTCTACGGATTAAATGTCCATAGATTTAGCACAAATGCAGCACCAAGTACAACTTATTCTAAATACGCATATATCTTTGATAGAAGTGAAGCTTACGCTATTGCTATTAAAAGAGATATTAGTGTAGAAAACTTCACCTTACCAAGTTTCGACATGGAAGGCGCAGCAGTTACTCAGAGAATAGATGTACAACTACTTAGAAGCAAAGCCGTATCCAAGATTACAACAGCTTAACTATAATTTAAAATAACAATTTATTATTAACTTTTTTGTTAGTTTTCAATTTTTTTTATTGGTAAAACTAACAGTCTTTTGACTTTAAACATAGTTGGCGAACTTTAAACGTAAATTAAATAGGAGAAAAAATACATGAGTCATTTAGTAGACGGATTAGGTAACGAAGAATTAGGCGGAGCAGGAGATACAGGTAGTAAAGATGCACAGCTTTGGATAACTGGAAGTGTAACAAGCGAAAGTATTATTCAAGATTCAAATGGAATACTTGAAAGTACACATTTTGCATCAGGAACTGTAACAAGAGACACCTCAGCATATGGAGCAAACCTTAAAGTTGGTGGATTCACAATGCCAGCAGGTAGTGAAGCATCAGTTATTTTTGATGAAGCATTTTCAACAGGAAGTTATGCAATGTTCTTTAGTGTTGCAGGAAATGCAGGCGCTTTAGGAAGTGAAACACTATACATTAGTGGGGCAATGAGAGCAAGCGGATGTGAAGTCGTCGGTCAAGCAAGTCAGAAATACAATTATCTAGCAGTAGGAATTTAAGACTCATTCATTTAAAAATGAGTTATAAGCAAACTATTACTTGGAGTGGGTTAGACGCACAAGTAGATACTAACGGAAGATTACAAGTTGCTATTAGTGGTAACATTGTAATAGGTAGTGTTAGTGCTAACGTTGATTCTATTTATATACAATCTGGAGCTAATTTACAAGTAGATTCTGTAGATAGTTCATATATTACTTCTGGAAACGTAGTTACATCTGGAACAGTTATATTACACGGTTTAGAAAGTGGAACAACACCTGGAGCACCAGTGCCTTTATTATGCACAGCCGAAGGTTATTTGTTAATGACTGCAACTGTATAAATATAACATGGTAGGAACAGTAAACACAATAGGAAGTATAGCAACATACTTAATAGAAGTATTTCCAGACTTACCAGAAGGTGTAAGTGGAAACTTAATTATAGTTGCAGACACAGCAAGACAATATGTTGAAAATTACACAGGTGTTGTAATCGGTTCTAATTCTATAGCAAGACAATACCAACCAGCAATCTTAGATTTCGCAAAAGCAGACACAGTCGATTTATTCAATGCACAAGCAGGAGGAGAAAAGCTACATTTAGCTGAACTCTCTATAGAAGAAACTGGTGAACAAATGTCCGCAGAACAATACAGAATTCTTGGAGAGATGAAGTTGAAAGTATTAGGTAAGGGAACTTATCAAGTAGCAAGAACTTTGTCTTAAATGGCACAAATAAATGGTGTAAGATTTTTTAATGAAGAAAAAAACAATGATTTTTATTTAGATGACATTCAATTTAATGTTTCTGGAGCAAATGCAGAACCATTAGAATATAAAATAGAACCAACCTTAAATAATGATTTGTGGATTAAATCATTTAGAAAAACATGGAAAGATGATGTAAACTCGTCAATATCAGGTGCTGGAATGATAAATATAAATCCAAGTATTTTTTTAAGTGCTGGAAGTTTAGAAAATGGATTACAATTTAAAGGAATGTCAAATGGTAATGTATTAGACACAGCAAACATAAAATCTTTCACTGATTTTTTACAATTTCCAACAACAAAATTATCTAACACTATTTCTAATGGAAGTGAAACACTAATAACACTTGATTGGACATTTGAAAAACCAATAAGATTAAAAAATGAATGTGAAGATTATCTTTCTTGGACAGTACAAGATGATTTATCAAATTTATCCTTATTTAGAATAGCTGCAACAGGCTGGGAGCAAGAAATATGACTACAAGAACAAGATTAGTAGCAGGATTGAATAGTTTAATTCAAAGAGGTGGTAGACCTATAATGTTTCAGTATTATTCTTCAGTGATAGGTTCAGTATGGGACGATGACGTTACTTTAAGCCAATCTGGGGCAGATTTATGGACAAGTGGGATAGTTTTACCATTAAATAATTCTCGTGGTTCAGAAGATGGATTTTTAGTTGAACAAGGAAAAATTAGAAACGATGATATTAAATTATTTACTCGTGGAGATTTATTATTCACTGGAAGTGAGTTACAAGTAAGAATCCAATTAGGAAGTGCACAGCCAGAACATTATTCTTTAATTGGAGGAGTAACACGAACAGAAGTAGGTGGTGGACCCGTCTATAAACGAGCATTTATTAGAAGAATTACCACACCAGGTAGTTTAGTATGATAAGTGCACATATAACAGGAATTAGAAAAGCACAAGCCTATTTATTAGCAAAAAAAGTAGTAGTTAAAAAGCAAGAACAAGTAGGTTTAAACAAAGCAGCACTATTTCTACAAGGAGAAGTTAAACAAAGTATTGCAGGACATAGAAACGAACCAACAAGTGTTGATACCGGAAGGTTTTTAAACTCGGTAGATACTTCAGTTGGAAAAGACGATGCAATAGTATTTACTAATTTGCCTTATGCACCACCTTTAGAATTTGGAACTACACGTATTAAGGCAAGAAAACATTTTAGAAATAGTAAAGATAGAAATAAACAAAAAATGGTTGAAATTATGCAAAGAGAAATAAGTATATAATAAAACTATTAACATATATAAATAAAATCACATTCAATTAAATATCACAAGCGAGTGGTAAAGAGTCAAAGCGATGGCAGTAGAAAAATCAACATTATTAAGAGATGTATTGTTCTTTATTAAGAACGATTTAGCAAATAATATTACAGACCCAATAAGTAGTAAACGTAGTACTAAAAGTAAGTTTGTAACGACTTCTTATCCTCAAAGGGATGTGCAATATCCAATTATAACAATCAAAGTGACAAATGTAGAAGCATCAAGAGCAGGAATGCAAACAACAAATCAAGACATTGCACTAACAATCGAAGCTAGAATTTGGGCAAGGAACGAAAAAGAAAAAGATGAATTATATACTAGTGTATTTAATAGACTAGACAGCATCCAATTCACTGCGGATGGTTCAATAGATGCAGATTTGCATGGAATAACTATACTTTCAAGCGTGGAAGTAGACGAAGAAGGGCAACAAGGAATTAAATCAAGAATACTACAGGTTTTGTATTCATTTTACGGATGACATTCAATAAAGTATTAAAAAATGACAGAGTTAAAACTGCAGAACCAAGAATAACAAAAAAAATAATAAACGGAGTAGAAAAATTATATATCAAAGTTTTTTGTAAAGAAGAAGGAAAATTAAGATTAATAAATGAAGAACTAAAATATACTTATCATAAGTAAAAAGGAGGGAAAACATGGCAAGATACATAAACGACCAAAACAAAGTAATCGGAACTTACGAGTCTGGAACCTATGGGGTTCAAATGACAGGTTCAGGACATTTTTGGATTGGCGAAGTAACCGAAAATTCAATCAGCGACTCTGAAGGTTTAATAGAAAATAGATATTTGGGAACAGCTAGTCGTTCTTACGATTCATATACGCAAGGACCACAAGATGTGACAGGTACTCTTTCATATAATGCTCAAGACATGAGATTGGTTTTTTATTCTATAGGTTCAATATATGGTGTTTCAGGTGACACAGGTGTTAATTCTGTACATACAGTAACAGAAATTAATTCAAATGTAATTCAAAACAAATTTACAAGTGGAACAGCACAAGGAAATGCACCAATAAGTTTTACACTGGAAGATTCCAAACAAGCAGTTGGAACAGGAAGAAACTTTATTAGAACAGTTAAAGGTATTGTACCAAATACTTGTACTATTTCAGCAACACAAGGTGAAAAAGTAACAGTAGCTTTAGACTGGCTTGGACAAAGTGAAGTAACAAGTTCAGGAACATCTACCACAATAACAGCAGTTACACGAAGACCATATTTATGGAGTGATTGTTCATTAAGTTTAGTTAGTTCAATTGGAGCAACAAGCGGACTAAGTACAATTAAGGGATTTGATTTCGAAACAAATCAAAACAGAACAGGACCACACTATTTAAATGGCTCAAGAGTTATAGCAACACCATTCAATGGGAATAGGGACTATAATTTAAGCGTAACAATGGATTTAGATGGAACAGAAGCAGATATGTTATACAATGAAATGTATAAGAATAATGCAGCATTTAATTTTACAATAGATATGGATGCAGATGCTACAGCAGGTAGTCAACACGCAACATTCTATTTATCAGGATGTAAAATTTTATCAATGGAAAATCCAAGTGTAGTAGAAGGGACAACCGAAACAACAATAGAAATAAAACCAAAAAATGTAAATGGAGTATCATATGACTCTGACAATCTTAGTACCAGTAGTGGTTTATACCACTTGGGAATTGATTGGTAATTAAATTAAGGAGGTTAAAAGATGAAAGAATTAAAAATAGGTGAAAAGATTTACAACATTCGTGAAATTCTATACAAAGACTTAGTGGAACTTGGACAAGACGCAAAGGAAAGTCCAAAAAAACTAATGATGTTATCTACAGGAATGACTGCAGAAGAATTTGAAGTTCTATCATTAGGTGACGGAATAAAAATACAGCAAGTCATTAATGATTTAAACGGATTAGTAGATTTTCAGAAACCTCAAGAATAAGCACTGAGTTAGTAATCTGTGAACACTTTAAGTGGGAATTAGATTATTTAAGAAATCTTAAAATGAAAGATTATCTTGGTGTAATTAAGTACATGAAAAAACTTGAGGCCAATAATAAAAAAGCTATGAGAAAATCTAAAAGAAGATAATGGTATCAGCAGGATTACTTGGGGGACTAGCAGGTGGAGCAACAGTAGCAATTACTATAAGGGCTATTGATAAGTTTAGTGCAACATTTGCACTAGCAAATAAATCTATGTTAAAGCTAGGTGGAGCCCTAACGATTTTAGGAGTAGCTGGAGCAGCAGCAGTAGGTGGATTATTAAAAGTAGCTGGACAGTTCGAACAAACAAATATAGCATTTAGTACAATGCTTGGTAGTGGTGAAAAAGCTCAAGTAATGTTAAAAGATTTAGCTAATTTTGCAGCAAGAACCCCTTTTCAAATACCAGACGTAGAAAAGAATGCTAAACTTCTTTTGGCTATGGGAATTGAGGCAGAAAAGATAATCCCAACTATGAAAGCATTAGGAGATGTTTCTGCAGGTTTATCAGTACCATTAGAAAGAATAGCATTAAATTTTGGACAGGTTAGAACACAAGGAAAATTAACTGGAAGAGAATTAAGAGATTTTAATATTGCAGGTGTTCCCTTAATTCAAGAATTATCAAAAAATTTAAACATAGCTGAAAAAGAAATTAAAGAAATGGTTTCTAGAGGTGAAATAGGTTTTGATTTAGTTGAGCAAGCATTTATTTCTATGAGTAGTGAAGGTGGTAAGTTCTTTGATTTAATGGATGCACAATCACACACCTTTTTAGGACAAATGAGTAATATTCAAGATAGTTTAGTTTCTGTTGGAAGAGAAATGGGTAAAGTTTTATTACCAGCAGCAAAAAATGTTGCAGGAGCAATACAAAGATTAGTAGAATGGCTACAAGAACACCCAACAGTAACCAAGTTTGCTGGAGCAGTATTAGCAATAGCAACAGCATTAGCATTAACCATTGGACCACTTTTATTGATTTCTGCAATTATGCCAATTTTAATAACTAGTTGGGCAACATTTACTGCAGTGACATTACCCTGGACATTAGCAATATTAGGAGTAATTGCTATTTTAGGAGTATTTGTTGCAACACTTACTATGGTTTTAGAAAATTTTGATGAATTCAAAATCGGAATGGCTATGATTTGGAACGACATTGTTAGCTTTTTTGAAAGAGGAATAAATAAAGTTATTGGATGGATTAATTATTTAATAAGAGGTTTTAACAAGATTGCACCAGCATGGGCAGATGTTAGTGAAATACCTGATGCTACCTTAGGAAGAATAGACGTTGATGCTATGACTAGAGAAGTTATAAAGAACAGGCAAGAAGTTGCCACCCATATTGCAGCACAAGATGCATTATTAAATGTTAGTAAAGGAAAATCTAAATCAGATAGTCTTGTAGACCAATTAGCAGGTTTAAAGGTTTTATATCAAGGAAATGAACAAACTGGATTTAAGTATGGTGACATTTTTAATCCAAGTGCATTTAGAGAATCAGAATTTAATTCTTTAGCAGATTACCAACAAGCACAAAGAGGCGGAGGCACAACAATTAATATAGATAATGTTAATGGTTTAGACCCAGGTGAAATAAGTAGGGCTCTTGCAAATGAATTTAACAGTAAGGTGAGCACATGATTAACACACTTTTAACAATAGCAGGAACAACATATGATGATTTTATTCAAATGAAAGTGGATGTTTCTAATGATGAATATTTAACATCATCAGAATTCAAACTAATTTTTGATAATCCTTTTGGAAGACACTCAAGTCATTTTAGTATTGGTGATGAAGTAATTATTTATGCAGATAAAGACACTGACCCTGCAACAACAAAATTATTTACAGGTATAATAGAAGAAATAAGATTTGATGGAAGAGAAAATTCCCAAAAAGTAGAATTAACTGGAAGAGATTATACTCAAAGATTAATGGACATCACAATAGAGCCAATAGTTTATACAGCAAGTGAAATTAGTACAATTATAACCAACATATTAATAAACGCAAATATAACAGACATAACAACAACAAATGTAAATGTTACTTCAACAACCTTAGCAAGAATATCATTTAATCAAATACCAATTTATGATGCATTCACACAATTAGCCGAACTAGCAGGTTTCTATTTCTATATTGATGCAGACAAAGATTTACACTTTGAACAAAAAAAGAATATATCTAGTGGATTAACATTCGACAACACAAACATATTGGAACAAACTTTTGACACAACAAGAAAAGGAATGGCTAATGATGTTTGGGTTTATGGTGACAGACAATTAGCAGGATATAAAGAACAATTATCTGGTGATGGTGGAAGTGTATTTACTTTAATAAGTAAACCACATAATACTTTTATAGAATATTTAGGAAATCCATTAAGAGGAGCAGTTTATCAAATGGCAACTGTACCAGAAAGTGGAACTAATTATTTAATAAGTTATTTTGATAAACAATTAATATTTGCAAGTGGAACTGATTTAGGATATGATTCAACACCTATAAGTGGAGGAAGTGTTCTAGTAACATATGATAGAGAAATTCCTATAGTAAAACATGGCGTAGAAAGAGATAGTATTGCAGTTTATGGACAGAAAAATAAAATAATAAATGATAAATCAATTAGAGACCCACAAACAGCAACAGACATATTAAAACAACAATTAGATAATGCAGACCCATATCAAGGAATGGTAGTTGATTTAAAAGGTTGGTATACTTTATTGCCAGGGCAAACAGTCAATACAACAATGTCAGATTTTGGATTAAATTCAACAGAATTGCCAATTTTATCAGTAAAATATATCTTTGATAAAAATACAATTTATTTAGAAAATGTTATTAGAGTAAAATTTAATAAAAAAATAAAAGACCTTACAGATGAGTTAGCAAAAATGAATAAACGTTTAGATGCAATAGAATCAGCAGACAGACAAGACACAGATATAATAACTAGATTAGAACAAGCAACAGGAAGTTTATTAGTTGTGGGAAGCCATTGGGAAGTTCGAACCAGAAACATAGCAGGATTAAATTTAATATTGGATAGTCCCTCTTTTGGATTATTAGACACAAATACTTTAGCAAGTGGAACAACACGTAGTTGGGTTTTAGGACATTCTCAATCAAGTATTTTAGGAACAAGCACATTAGGTCAAGTAACTGCAACATTCATAACAGTAGCAAGTGGAGGCTATTCATATTAGGAGGAAAAATGGCATTAACAAATTATGCAAAACAAGCAGTGGCATGGGGAATTGGTTCAGATATAACAAATAATTATATACAATATTGTGCAATTGGTTCAGGAAGTGGAGCAGTTTTAGCAACTGACACTACTATGGTG